ATTTGCAAGTTACTTGATGCCTGCTTGGTTTTTAGGTAAGAATCCAAGACTAAAAATCATACAAGCCACCCACAATACAGAACTAGCAGTAAGATTTGGTAGAAAAGTTAGAGACTTAATCGCTGATCCACAATATAAAGACATCTTTCCAACAACTAATCTAAAAGAAGACAACAAAAGTGCAGGTAAATGGCAGACAGATGTTGGTGGAGAGTACTTTGCGGCAGGTGTAGGTGCAGCTGTAACAGGTCGTGGTGCGGATTTATTCGTAATTGATGATCCACATAGCGAACAAGACGCTATGAGCGAGTCTGCTTTCGATAATGCGTATGAATGGTACACCTCTGGACCTCGTCAACGTCTACAACCGGGTGGATCTATCATTATTGTTATGACTAGATGGGGAAAAAAGGACTTAACAGGTAGATTAATTGCTGCACAAGGGTCAGATATGTTGGCAGATCAGTGGGAAGTGGTAGAATTTCCTGCAATTTTGCCTTCAGACAAACCATTATGGCCTGAATTTTGGAGTAAAGACGCATTATTAGGTATTAAAGCTTCTTTACCTGTACAAAAGTGGTCAGCACAGTGGCAACAAGAGCCAACAAACACAGAATCAGCTATTGTTAAACGTGATTGGTGGCAACTTTGGGAGAAAGAAGAGATACCTCCCTGCAAATACATCATTCAATCTTACGATACTGCGTTCTCTAAAAAAGAATCATCAGACTTTTCTGCAATTACAACTTGGGGTATATTTGAACCAGATGAAGGGGGTATTGACAACATTGTTTTGTTAGATGCACAAAGAGGTAGGTGGAATTTTCCAGAACTAAAGGAAAAAGCTTATGAAGAACATGAATATTGGGAACCAGATATGGTAATTATTGAAGCAAAAGCAACAGGAACACCGTTAATTGATGAGCTTAGACTACGTGGAATACCTGCTTTGGGTTTTTCTCCCGGTAAAGGTAAAGATAAGATAACACGTATGCATATGGTAGCACCTTTGTTCGAAGCAGGTGTGGTATGGGCCCCAGAAAACAAAAAGTTTGCAGAAGAATTAATCGAAGAGGTTGTGTCATTTCCAAATGGAGACTATGATGACTTCTGTGATAGTATGACTTTAGCACTTATGCGTTTTCGTCAAGGGGGTTTTATATCTTTAAATGGCGAAGATGATCAACAAGACTTTTATCGCCCTAAAAGGGAGTATTACTGATGGCTGTAGAACCTACAATTAAAACTGATGACTTACCTCAATCCCCTATTGATGTGCCTCTTCCTCAAAACGCAAACTTTGAACAAGGTGCAGAGGTTATTGAAGATGGACAAGGAGGTGCAGTTGTTCAAGAACTTATGGAAATGGCTACTGGTCAGCCTAATTTACCGGGTATGGATCATAGTGCAAACCTTGCTGAGAATATGGATGAGGGTTATCTTGGTGAATTATCAACCACACTTAGGGGAGCATATGAAGAAGACGTTGAGTCTAGATCTGAGTGGGAAGACACTTATACCAAAGGTTTAGATCAATTAGGTGTTAAGCACGAAGAGAGATCTCAACCTTTTGAAGGAGCTTCTGGAGTTACTCATCCTCTGATTGCAGAAAGCGTTACACAGTTTCAAGCACAAGCTTATAAAGAACTCTTGCCAGCAGGAGGACCTGTTCAAACACAAGTGTTAGGTGTTCAAGATGTTACGAAGGAAGAACAAGCTTCCAGAGTTAAAGACTTTATGAATTATCAGATTACAGAAGTCATGGAAGAATTTGATCCAGATATGGATCAGTTATTGTTTTATTTACCTTTGTCTGGTTCTACCTTTAAAAAGATTTATTATGATGAGGGCAGACAAAGGGCAGTCTCTAAGTTTGTTCCGGCACAAGATTTAGTTGTTCCTTATTCTGCTTCTGATTTACAATCTGCTTCTAGAGTTACACACGTTCTTAAAATGGATGCAAATGAAGTCCGTAAAATGCAGGTTGCAGGCTTTTATCGTGATGTAGTTTTGTCTAAATACGAAGAGGGTGAGGATGAAGTTAGACAAAAAGTAGATGAGATACAAGGAACATCTAAGACATATACAGATGAGATATACACTATTTTAGAAATGCACGTTGACTTAGATCTCGAGGGATTTGAGGACATGTCACCAACTGGAGAACCAACGGGTATAGCTTTACCTTACATTGTAACTATTGATGATGGTTCTGGAGAGGTTCTATCTATTCGTAGAAACTTTGAAGAGGGAAGCGACTTAGCCAGAAAAACACAATATTTTGTTCACTATCGTTTTATGCCTGGTTTAGGTTTTTATGGTTTTGGATTAATTCACATGATTGGTGGTCTTGGACGAGCAGCTACTAGTATTTTGCGTCAATTAGTTGATGCAGGAACACTAGCTAATTTACCTGCCGGTTTTAAGGCTAGGGGTGTAAGGGTAAGAAATGATGATGAGCCTTTGCAACCGGGTGAGTGGCGGGATATTGATGCACCAGGTGGAAACATTAGAGACTCTATTATTCCTCTTCCATACAAAGAACCATCTGGAACACTAGCTCAACTTCTTGGATCTTTGGTGGAGGGAGGAAGACGTTTTGTTGCTTTAGCGGATCAACAGACAAGTAATATGAATCAAGAAACACCCGTAGGCACAACTGTTGCTATGTTAGAACGTGGCATGAAGGTTATGTCTGCTATTCATAAAAGACTACATTACTCTCAAAAAACAGAGTTTAGAATCCTAGCCAGAATATTTTCTGAGAATTTACCCCCTGTTTATCCTTATGAAGTAGCAGGAGCATCTAGAGAAATTAAAGCACAAGATTTTGATGGTCGTGTAGATGTTGTTCCTGTAAGTGATCCTAATATATTTTCAATGGCACAAAGAGTTACGTTAGCACAAACACAATTGCAGTTGGCTCAGTCAAACCCTCAACTTCATAACTTACATGCTGCCTATCGTAGAATGTATCAAGCTCTCGAGGTTCAAAACATAGATGAGATTTTACCTCCACCACCTGCGCCTGAACCACTTGATCCTGCGATTGAGAATGCAAGAGCTATGCTTGGAGAGATACTTAGCACCTTTCCAGAGCAAGAGCATGATGTACATATTCGTATTCATATGGCGTTTATGAAAACACCAATTGTAGCCACTTCTCCTCAAGTGGTTGGAACTTTTATTGCACATATCATGGAACATATTTCTCAAAAGGCTAGAAAGATGGTTGTTCAAGAAATACAGAGCATTATACAACAAGCACAGAGAGCTGCTCAAGCAGGTAATATTAATCAAGATGTAGCCATGAGACAGATAGCAGACGTTCAAAAAAGTATGCAAGATCCAGAACAGTTAGAGCGTTTAGTCTCTGTGCAAGAAGAAAAACTTCTACAAGAATTACTACCTCAGATTATGCCACAAGGTAATGATCCTATGTCTGATCCTCTCGTTCAGATTAGAATGCAAGAACTGGCATTAAAGCAACAAGAGTTACAAAGAAAGACAAACGAAGATCAAGCTGAATTAATGGTGGAGTTTGCTAAAATGCAACAAAGAGCTGCTACCGATTCAGCGAGGATAGAAAGTCAAGAAGAGATTGCAAGCAATAGAAATAAAGTCAATAGAGAAAGAATTGCTTCACAAAGACGAGCAGCTAATCGGAGAAACTAATGCCCTTAAAAAAAGGAACCTCTCAAGAAACAATTAGTTCAAACATTAGAAAGTTAAAAAAAGAGGGATATCCTCAAAAACAATCCATAGCCATTGCATTAAACAAAGCAGGTAAACAGAAAAAAGCAAATGGTGGAATTGTAAAAACATTTAGTCCTATTGCTAGACCACAAAGGTTTAGAGGAACTTTCTAAATGTTTGATCCAGCTAGTATTACTGCGGCTGTTAGTCTTAGCACGGTGGCTTTCAACAATTTGAAAAAAGCGTTTGCGATGGGACGGGATATAGAACAGATGGGGTCTGATCTCTCAAGATGGATGAATGCCTCGAGTGACATAGACAATGCCGTCAAAACCTGCAAAAACCCACCTTTTTATAAAAAGATGTTGAGCGGTGACACGGTAGAAGAAGCTGCCATGAAGTCTTTGGTTGCACAAAAAACCCTTG